CGCGGTTCCTTGAGATAGACGAGCCCACGGTTTCGACCGTGAGCTTAGTTATGCTACGCATGCTTCACTTTGTGAAGTTCCGGGTCTCGCTAGCCCTCGCACTTTCGTGCGAAAACCTGCAGCCGAATTTAAAGGAGATAACATGTCTGACATACGAATAAGAGAAAGGAATTCTATAGAAGCTTTAACAAGCGACTTGGAAACCTATCAATTTTACTCTAGTTCATCAGCTGATGGACCATGGGCTCCCGGTATTTCCGGTTCTACCCAGTATGTCTATGATTCGAACGGCGAATATGAATATATTGCCGACGAAGTTTGTACCAAAGGCGAAACGCCTGTTGGGCGTAAGTTCCGGTACAAACCTGTTACTCATATCAGAATCAAGTACGACGGCACTCCTCCTTTTGGATGGAGTGCTCAAGGTCGGCATAACTGCTCTCTGAGCGGAAGTGCCTTCATTAAGTACGAGAACTATCACCACACATACCCTCGTTATGGGGATACTGTGGCATTAGCTGATACTTTCTTTTCGGCGTTCAACATCGACTCTATCATTACAAATGAAGAGTTGGCGCGAACTGCAAGCGAAATCCAACCAACCCTAGATAGCCTTGGTGCACAGCGTGTTAACGCATACACTATACTACTAGAGTTAGGCGACATTAAAAAGTTGCTGCCGGGCATTAAGGATTCAATTTATAATCCAAAGTCCACACCACTTGGTGTGGCCGATAATGCTGCAGGCGGTTGGTTAACATGGAATTGGGGTGTCGTTCCACTAGTGAACGATCTCAACGACCTCAATGGGCTTATGCTCAAAGTTGACGCTGCGATCGACAAGTGGAATGACTTCGCAGCTGCGGGGAAGGTGATGAATTTTCATCGAACCATCCGCAGCCATGAAGACGGTACATCGACAGACAATCTGTCGACGTTTAACTCTTTTATCTATTGCTCCGATCGTTTACAAACGCTCGGTGACTTTAAATATAAGGCCGTCATGTCCCTCTATGTTAAGCCCATACTCGTGGAAGGCGCTGATCGATTCCGTCTCAAGCTGCGAAGCTTGGGACTCGATAAGCCCTTCTCTGGGATATGGGAAGCTGTTCCCTTTTCATGGCTCATAGACTACGTCACCAATATTGGTGATATGATCTCAGCTATTGAAGAGACAGCAAAGAAGCTCTTTCGATATGAAATTGTCGATTTCGGCTATTCGACCAAGATGAATAAGTATTATACTTGGAAGAAAACGTCGAATTCCCTCGGGGGTACGGCCTTTGTTGGCCGAGTCACCCTCGAGAAGGAAGAGTACAATCGCTACCCACTATCTCACTCGTTCCTCGCCCAACCGGACGTGGATTTCGAGTGGGATGGTAAACTTAGTCCGACCGAGATAACCAATTTGGCTGCTCTCGGGCGACGGACATATAGGCAATAGGAATAACCATGGCATTTACAAATGACATTATACTAAACACAATCACATACGCTCGTATTATTACGGGTCGTTCATCTGGTACCTGGAGTAATCCGGCTGCCGTTTTAAACGGCGCGGAAACTATCAGAATATCACATGAAACCGCAAAAAGCGGTCGTGTGAATAGTGTAGCACAGTTCCAGCAGGACTATTTGGATAATATTTCCAACCTCTGTACTGTGTCTCCTACAACTCGCTCATCTAGGGTCTTACTTAAAATTAGTTATGACCCAAAATCCAATTCAGCTACGCTGAAGGCAGATCTTGAAGCTCAGAGAGACCAGTTGATACTGCTTCTCAATGATGCTACTAGATGGTCGAAGTTTGTCAATCAAGAAGCCTAGTACATGTAACAGTGTACTGATCTTCGCGTTGACATCCATTTGTACGGCTATTTTGACGTACTTTGGAGCTCCTTCGCCGACACCTGAGGCTATTGACAATTCTGTCAATCAGATCCCGGTGTTCGGTACGCCATATTTATATGACGATAGCGCAATGTTTTACGCTTTCAAAGGAGAGGTTGTATAATGACGCATGTTTGATGTCATGGATTACTATTCCCGGAAAAAGGAAACAGTAATATGAACTTTTTGAAAAGCCATACCTCCATATGGGAGGTCCTTGCCAAACACTTTACAATCAACAACAAAACTATGAAGACCTTTAAAAACAGGTCTCATAGTCACGTCTTCTTCACCCATGAGATGCCTTCCCTAGGGAAGGCCATGCTCGCGGGGCTTAGAACGGGGCGTCTGTCTTTAACAGATGTTCCATTTAAAGCACGATCAAAGAAAGACGTACGCCCAGCATTTATGCACGAGCTTTTTAAGCAAGTGTTCGATGCAGAGGGGTACGTTCTTGATCGTCCGAAGATGATACGTGAAATACGGCAGCTGACTATGATGTTCTACAAGTTTGTGGAAACGCCTAGCCCCGATCAACTGAGGTTAGCGAATCTAAAATTTATAGTGACTGATAAGTTTGTAAAAACTGATCAGTGGCCGGACACAATTGACTTAGTGCGAATGCACTTTCGTTCGTTGTGCCCATTGATGCCAAGCGACATCAGGCCACACCATAGTAACGGTGCAACTTTTGACGGATACAATAATGTAGAACGTAGAGTAGAAAGAAAATTCTACCCGGGTCTATACCAATTCTTTGGTTTAGATGCGTTCTACCCCACTCTGGACATCGCTCAGAAAGCGACCCAGGGGGATATTGTACGCATTCAGAAGTCGCGTGTATCTCACGTGCCTAAAGACAGTAGAGGTCCTCGTACAATTTGTATCGAAGCCCATGAGCCAATGATGGCTCAAAAGGGACTTCAGGTACGGTTGTACGATTTCATTGAAAATGAAAGCCCCGCTAGGGGCTGGATCAATTTTACTGATCAGTCTATAAATAGACTTCAGGCGCGTATTGGATCTATTAGTGGTAATTTGTCCACTATAGATCTCAAAGATGCATCCGATCTCGTCAGTTGGAACCTTATTCAGGAACTGGCTGACGAGGAATGGACACAAGCCTTTCAGGCGTGTCGTTCTAGTGTTGCAGAAATTGATGGTTTCGACTTTCCTCTTAAGAAGTTCGCTCCGATGGGATCAGCTTTATGCTTTCCCGTTGAGGCGATGCTCTTTTGGAGTATTTGTCGTACTATCACTGCTAGTGTTTTCGTTTATGGTGATGACATTATAGTGCCCACCGAGCATGCTGTTGCATGCATGGAAGCGCTAGAGTCTTACGGCCTACAGGTCAACCGCGATAAAAGCTACTACACAGGCTCCTTTAGGGAGTCGTGCGGAGGCGATTATTATCGCGGTGAAGATGTAGGTTACGTAAATGTCAAATCCTACGACCCATTATCATACATAGCTACCCTCAATAATATGAGAGTTCTCTATGGTACGGAAGTCACGGATGTACTCGTTGGACAGTTTGAAGCACAGACTCGAAAGCCTGTATATCGTGAGCCCCTTGATCGTGCAAGTAATGCTGCCCCTTTGGTATATTATACCGATAAGGTGGCCATGTCATCTGCGTTTTTTTCGCGTAGATGGAACATGAACTTGCAACGACACGAGGTGTTGCTACCGAGTGTGATAACTAGGAGCACTCGCCGCAAGGCGGGTGTCGACGATGATGATTATTTTTATTTCGACTGGCTCACCCGGTTTCATCCGAGTGATACGCCAGTTGATTATAACATCAACGCTGAGTGGTCGGGATCAGAAGTTAAACGTTCTGATTCTTCCCATCTCACTTCTACGGCGCGAGTCGTAGATCGGCAGGTTGTATATCCTGTAACGAAATATACATGGGCTCCCTGTTTTAGGGAGTAGTTGAACTAAGACGGCCTTGTCGCGAGATAATAAGTTTTAGTTCGCCTGTTTGGGCTTTTGCCTTTTCTTTTGTCTTTTTACAAAGACATTTGATCATCCTTTCGGACAATAAAACAGAAACTAAGACAAACTATCGCAGACGCA